ATTGTAAAAAATGATATGTCTAAATATAAATTAAAAAAATATGGCAGATAAAAATTATGTAGCAAGTAGTATCAAGAAAGTTACTACACAGTATGGAGACTTGTTTAATGCAAGCTTTAAAGTAGAAGACCTACAAAAGATGGCTAAGAGAGGTTGGGTAAATATTACAATAGCAGAACGTAGAGAAGTTTCTGATAAAGGAGCAACTCATTATGCTTACGAGAATACTTACGAGCCACCTAAACCTGACACGGTAGACAACTCAAATACAGAAGGAGATTTACCATTCTAAACTTTAGAGAGGGGGAAGGCACAACGCCTACGATATAACCTGTATTAAATGTTTTTAACCCCCTCTTTAAATTATCTAAAAACAACTATAAAATTATTTGTTAGTTTCATATATTATTCTTATATTTGTATAACTAACTAATTACTAACTAACACCCACAAAAACACTATGACAAAAAAATTATTACAACGCAAGCAATTACTAATAGACACATTATCAGTTCAAACCTCAAGCGGTAAAGAAGAACAGATGATACAGTACATTATTAATTTCTGCATCAAGAACGTCCCCACAGCAAAAATAGAAGTAGACAGCAACAACATATATGTAACCAAAGGTGACTCAGACATTTACCCCTGTATTGTTTCGCATACAGATACTGTACACGACATACACAAGCACTACAAAGTATTTGACGACGACAACTGTTTGTTTGCGTTCAATGCAGAATCAGGCACACAAGTAGGTGTAGGTGGTGACGACAAGGTAGGTATATGGCTAGCACTACAGATGTTATTATCACAAGACATTATCAAGTGTGCTTTCTTTCACTCAGAAGAGATAGGTTGTGTAGGTAGCCGACAAGCTAATATGTCTTGGTTCAAAGACGTAGGTTATTGCTTGCAAGGTGACAGACGAGGTAACAAAGACTTTGTCAACTCTATCAGCGGTACCTTATACAGTCTTGCTTTTGCAGAAGACATTGTGCCTATCATATCCAAGTACGGTTATCAAGAAACATCAGGTGCTATCACAGACGTAGGTCAGCTAGCAGAGAACGGTATAGGTGTATGTGTAGCTAATATGTCTTGCGGTTACTTTGCGCCACACTCAGACCAAGAGATTGTAGAGTTCCTAGACGCTAACAACTGTTTAGATATGGTTACTCATATTGTCAACGAGCTAGGCTGTACGCTATACACACACGAATACACTAACAAGTGGAACGACTTAGATTGGGGTGACTTTAGTGGTGCTAGCAGAAACTATTGGTTCCAAGATATGCAAAAAGATTCTGAGGTTGTAGTAGGCGAAGATGGTGATGAGACCTGTTACTACTGTGAGGGCGAGCTAAAAGAAAGCGAGTATGGTGATGAGTTTAGATTTTGTAGCGACTGCAATAGTGATGTTATAGTAAATTACGAAGAAGACGACTATGATGACTTTGAAGATGTATCAGACAACTATGATGGCTCTATGGCGCATAAGCAAATAGTAAACAGTCACTTAACTTCTTATTATAAAAATAAATAATATGGCTAAGAGATTTACAGATACAGATAAGTGGAAGAAAGGTTTTATCCGTAATCTTCCTACAAAATACAAACTGCTGTGGTTATATATACTAGACGATTGTAACCACGCAGGAGTATGGGAGACAGACTTTGAGGTAGCGTCAATTAGAATTGGCAGTAAGATAAGCGAGAAGGAAGCTATAAAACATTTTGCATCTCAGATAAGAATCTTTGATGATGGCGAGAGATGGTTTGTTCCAAAGTTTATAGAGTTTCAGTATGGCGAGTTAAACGCCAACTCAAGACCTCATCAGGCAGTTATAAAGCTAATAGACAAATATGACCTATATAACATTAAAGGCGTAAACGTCACAGAGATATCAGATTCTGACAAACCTGTCTTAAAACGCTTTAAAAAGCCATCTATGGAAGAGTTAGAGTTATATTGTCAGGAGAGACAAAACAAGGTAGATGTGTTTAAGTTTTTTAACTTTTATGAAAGTAATGGTTGGAAGGTTGGAAAGAACCCAATGAAAGATTGGAAGGCATCAATAAGAACTTGGGAATCTAACAGCATAAACAAGACACAAACTAAAGAAGGCAAACTGCAGAGTCAGATAAATGCTTGGCAGGGAGCAAAGGATATAATTAAACAGCAACTAAATAAATAAAACAAGTTATTACGGGGGAGGGCATAAAGGCATAAGCCAACGATAAGTTAATACTCTTGCTCTCCTTCTGTAATATTTAAAAATAAAACTATGAAAGCACAAATAATAAATACTTATGGTGACGTTAAAAGCGTAAAGCCAAAAAACAATAAGACATTCACTTTAAAAGAGTTACAATCATTTGTAGATGGCTACATACAAATCGTAAAGACAAGAGATGATAGGCTAATGATAATGAATGAGGAAGGCAAGCTTAACAGGTTGCCATACAATGAAATTGCTACAAGTCTATACATATACGGTACACACGATGTAGTAGTTGGAGACGTTTTAGTAACTGATAAAGAACTTATAAGCTAATGATTATACAACAAGAAAACAAAGACGACTTAACTTTTAAATGTGTTGACCTTATAAGCAAAACATTTGTAGAGCTAGGACAATCTAAACCACAAGAGGAAATAGCTTTGTTAGCACAATCATTAGCAGAGGATTTAAAGAGAGACTTTAAGACTTTAATTTATACTGATATAGAAAACGCATTTAGAAATGGTGTGCGCAACACAGACCTGTTTGCTCTAAATGTAAAGACGTATTATAAATGGATTAAAGCTTGGCGTGATATACTGTGGGACGCTGAGTATCAAGTAACTAGCCAAGGCAAAGACCCACAAAATGTATTACACTACAGGCCTCAACCAAAATTACTAACTAACAAATAAACTATGATTTACGCTAATATTTTAGAACCAATATTGTTAATCGCTACTTGTATAGCAGCAGGATTTTTTTTAGGATTCTTCTCTTTTATGTTTGCTTTTAAAGCAGAAAGAAACGACTTAGAAAAGAATTTAGAAGAGTTTGACAAGAAAACAAATAAATTTCAAACAAGAACAGGAGGATTAGAAAACGATAGATTAAATGAGAGACCACGAAGAAATACTAAATAAAAGCTATAAAGAGAAACTAAAGCTACTAAAAACCTTGCTTAAAGATGATTTTTCTACATTTTTGTTTGTATCAAATATGTATTTGACAGACAAAAGTGTAAGCGTAAAAGACTTTAATAAGCTATTTGAAGGAGGATTAAAAAGAAATTATAAATTTAACAAACAACAAAATGACTGAACATAATAAATATTACTACGAATTTGACAGAAATACAACTGACACTAAAGAAGACAGTAGAATACCTAACTACTATGTAGGTAAGCATCACGGTTACGAAGCTCGTAAGGTTGTAGAGGACTTTGAGCTTTCTTACAACATAGGTACAGCCACTACTTACTTGCTTAGAAGTTCAAACAAACATAAGTCTCCTCAAGAATGTATTAAGAAGGCTATAGCACACTTAGAGTTTGAGTTAGAACGACTTAAGTTGTAATGGTAAGCCCTATCTATAGAGTTATCATAGAGTATGGATACCGTAAAAAAGGTAGCATAAGACGACATCAATTCAAAATAATTGATACATTTGTTACCACAAACAATGTTGAGTTAATTAAAAAAAACAAAACAATTAGACAAAGAATATTAAGAGATACTAAAACCAAACATAAAGACCTAGACATATTGTTTAAAAATATATATATAGAAGGTCAATATGGAAACACAAATTACTAAATTATGATTATATTTATGCTACTTATTTTATTTTATACTGTTTATTTAAACATAAAAATCAGAGAGTTTGAACAGTTTATGTCAGATGAAATAGACAACATCTATGTAGAGGCAGAAGAAAACAAATTAGACCTATACAACAAGATGATGGAATGGAGAAAAGAATTAAAGAATGAGAAACCAAGAAGAAGAAGTACAAAAAGCAGTCGTAAAGTATCTACAACTAAGGTACCCAAAGATTAAGTACTGCGCTAGTTTAGGAGGTATTAGAACGTCTTTTAAACAGGCTGTTAAGGCCAAGGCCACAGGCTATGTCAAAGGATTCCCCGACTTGCAGATATGTATGCCTACCTATGAGGGGGGTATAGGAGGGGGGGGGTACCACGGACTTTTTCTTGAAATAAAAAAGGATAAAAAATCTTATCCAACTAAAGAACAGAAGGAATGGATAGCATATTTGAATGATGTAGGATACTGTGCTAGAGTAACTAAAGGAGTTGATGAGTCTATTCAAACAATAGACGACTATTTAAATAATAAATTATGAGTATAAATGTATTTGAAAGAAAAGACAGACGAGGTGGTGGCTATGCTAAGCGTAAGTTTACCTATGAAGAAGCGCAACAGATAAGGCTAGACTATCAAAGTGGTACCTATACCCAAGAACAGATAGCTATTAAGTACAGCGTAAGCCAATCGCTTATAAATAAGATATTAAGACGTAAGACATATATGAAAGAATAAAGATTTGTTTTTGTTTTTGTGTAAAGAAAAGTCAGTAGCTGAAAAAGTTGTTGGCTTTTTTTTATTTTGCTCTGAAACTGCCAACGCCATTTATAAAAACCCCCTGAAACTGCCAAGGCCCTGAAACTGCTAGGTATGCTTACTACCCCTATAGGTGTGATTTTTACTTAGTGTATTTTTTACACTTACCTTAGTGTCATTTGTACACTTACTTACTTAGTGTAATTTTTACACTTAGTAAAATTTAACATAATAATATAATTTAACATAATAATAAAATTATCCATTTTAAGGGCCTCTAAGCCTATTTCATATAGCTATAATATATTGATATTAAAACTTTTTGTTATTGCAATAGGCGAATTTTACTAGAGAAGGAATTTTGAAGTTTTGACTAATTAACAAATAAATGTTAATATTATATATAAATTATTTATATATAATAGTATATTTAATTATAAAAGTGTATATTTGCTTTATATTAATTAAATAAAAAACCGATGATTAAAATTTCAAGAAATGCTTCAGAGAGCAAGCACCAACAAGAGACTAGACAAGTTCTAGCGGATAACATAGTTACAAACTTAGAAAGCGCAAACAACACTTTAAAAGCGCATCAAATACACGGACTTTATAAAGGAACA